TTGCTTGCAAGCTTCAGCAGCGAAGCAAACGCATCTTTAACCTTTTGTCCACTAAGTGTTGCCATATTCTGTACTTTTGCTACAAAGATACAATTTACTTCATTGGCTAAAAAGTTCAAAAAGAAGGAGGACCTTAAGTTCAGGGACTTCGCCTACCGCGACAATCGTGGTGACCTCACCTACAAGTACGTATGGCACGCCGACCGTTTCATCAAGCAGCACTACGGCCTACAGCCTATGTATGTGCAGTTCCTTATATATGCCTACGATCTTGAGTTCTTCACCATCGAGTGGATGGCTAAACAGCTAAGTAAGTCCTACAACCAGACAAAGGACTGGCTTACCGTTAAGATGCGTAAGAAAGGATTGCTGTTCGACTATTTCTCTGCTGAGGACATCAACATCCACAAGGATACGTCTATGTGGTTCCGTCAGGAAAACAAATGGAACTATAGAAAGCGATATGCGCTGACTCAGGAAGGTAGGATGATTGCAGACAGGTGGAAGGCGATAGCCTCTGGAAAGGAGAAGGTAGAGCTTGACTACCACCCAACAGCAGAGAACTTTGAGATCCCAGACAAGAAGGAAGGGCTTCCTATTGGTGGTAAGCTAAAGAAGAGGTTGCGCGGTCACGAGGACACACCGCTAGGAAAGAAGCTGATAGCTAAGGCTATCGAGAATGGGATTGATATAAGCGGAATCGTCCCTGCTTCGAAGCATTCGGGTGGGGCTTAAAGCCACCCTCTGGGTCTGGCATCAGATAGTAACGACCTTTTTCCATCATAAAGTGGTACCCCTCTGGAGCATCTACCATTATATGTGTTTCTTTCTTCTTGGCTTTCATCTTATTTCTTTCCTCGGTTACGAGCACGATTAACAGATTGCTGTTCCCATACTATTTTTCCTGACTTGGTATGCGATGCATCAAGTTCATCGCCATTACCATAAGTACCTGCCTGACGGTTCTTCTTATTAAGAAACGCACGATACTGTTTGCGCTCTCGAGTAGAGTGGTACTTTTTGTCGTACGCCTTCTTCTTCTCGTAAGCCTCAGGATTCTCGTCGTAGAACCTCTTAGTCTTCACTGCTTAGTTTGTTTAGCAATTGAAAGTTACGAATACCAACAGCAACACGGTCCTTGCTTACACGCTTGGCACCGTTAAGGTTTGCTGTTCTCTTCTTTGTCGACTTTGCCACTGCTTATTCCTCGTCCTCGTAGAAGCAAGCCTTGAACTTGTAGCTCGTAGGCGTTTTACCAGAAGCCTTGACAGCAGCCTCAAGCTGTTTCATACCAGAGGCCATATCCATAGACTTGATCTCGATCTCCTCACCGGACATCTCCATCTTACCTCCGTAGTTGTACTTCTTAGCTTTCATAGCTGCAAAAATAAATTATTTTGTCAAGCAAAAAATTATCTATATACTTGCACCAAAGAAACCAATCAATGAAAAAGATCATCACTTCCTCACTGCTACTATGTTCGTCATTTCTTAGCGCCCAGTCGCTGTGGCACCCACAGACCAATATGTTTGGCCACCAGTACGAGGCACGAGTAAACGAATACGAAGGGGTCACCTATGTGCTGTCCCAGACCAAGACGTGGGCGATGGCGCCCGACAGCGTACGCTATCAGGTGATAACAGAAGCTGACTGGCACGTTATGCAGTCACAGATGATTGGCCAAGGAGCGATGCCGATGAATGGCGTCTACAGCCTACCCAATGCAACACAGGTATTTCTCGCCGACTGGCGGGACGACACCTACAACCTTCCTGTTGTCGTTATTATGTGGGGGTCTAGGGACTAGCCCTGAGGCTTACGTCCTGCCTGCCACTTACGGAACTCAGCAACAGCCTGCTCACGTGCTAGGTCGTACACACCGTAATCCTTAGCCTTCTTGATGGCAAGCTCGTAGTTTTTGCCCGGCATCTCAGATGCACCCTGTCGCAGGATTGCCTCACCACCCTTGCGTGACTTGTCAATCATAGACACCCCACGCTTCTCTAGCTGTTTAACGGCATTAGCCCAAGTAAGGCGCTCTAGGTACTCAGTTGGAGACATCTCTGTTTTCGAAGAAGGATCATCTGGAGATCGTCCCTTGCCAACCCACGACGGAGTTACAAAGCCACCATTTGGATATTTCTTCGCTTTCATAGCTGTTTACTTCATCATCTTCTTGAGATAGCTCTTAAGCTTTCCTCCGTTAGCGTATCCGTCAACGTTCATCTTTCCACCGCCAGCGTATGACTTCATCATACCTCCGCCTGCCATCTTCTTAACGGGAACCTTCTTCTTGGCTACCATCAGACCTTTGGCCTTAAGCTCACGGTCGAACGCAGGAACAGCATCGGGATCAGAAGCTTTAAGCTCCTTACGCATCTCGTTGAGGTTCTCGATTTCACGAGCACGAGCAGCAGCATTAAACTTCTCGTCGGCCGTCATAGGCTTCTTCTTAGGACCCGGAACGATCGGGGCTTTGCCTCCGTTCTGGTACACAGTCATTTTCTTGGTATTCATAAGTACAAAGTTATGCTTTATATGGTTTGTACTTTGTCTTACCGCCTTCCTTGTAGGCCACAAGAATCTGTTTGCGGTTAGCACCCTTGCGGTAGCCCACGTGTACCCAATCAGGATTCTTATCTGTCCCAAACTCCCAGATCAATTGATCTACCTCAAGATTGTTCTTGATGAAGTTAAACACATCCGCATTGGTAACACCATTGCCGTGGCCATCCTGGTCAAGGTCAAGTGCACGACCCAGGTTATGGTCCGAGGTAGAACTACCACCAATGGCCTTGTTCAGGGCAGCAGACCGGTACCCACTAGAGATAAACAAGGGAACACCGAAGTGCTCACGAATCTTATCGAAGACATCCTCACAGATATCCTTCAGGTTCTCCAGATGCTCAGGGGTGGGCTCATTGCTGATGCCCTTGCGCTTGGCAGTATCACTCCGTGTTACCTCAGCCAACGATACGTACTTACTTAGTTTCATACGACAAAGATAACAACAATAAAAAAGGGCCCGAAGGCCCTAAGCGCAGAAGCTGCCGTCACAACACCAACCACTATGCAAATTTAGGGTTTTTCATCCGAAGTAAAAAATTTGATGGTAACATAACCCAGTTAATATATATTGATGTGTTTTTATTGTTCGTTATCTTACTAGTCTTTGAATATCTAACGTGCTTATCATAACCCTTACTTCTTCCATTCCTATTTACCCACTTAAGGAATGTACCTTGTGAAACACCACAAGCAATAGAAGCAGATTTAGCTGATAGATATATAAGTTTATCTTCTGTATTTACATATATGTAAGAAACACCTCCATTGCCACCACCTGCTATGTTGTAACAGTTTTCTGATCTATATGCAGAGATCCAAACATCTTCTAGATCATTTAGCTGTTCTAGTGTTTCTGCCCAGCATATAACTTCGGTAGAGAAGTTTTCCTTCCCAAACGCTTCAAATGCTTCCGAAAGCACTTTGCCGGAACCTTTATATGACTTGTCAAACTTGGATGTCTTATGTTGACCTATATAGATCCATCCATTTAAGTTGTTGGTTGTCTTGTAGATATATCCTACCATAGCAGTAATGTGTTGTGACTACACAAATATATGTCAAAATTTTGTAATGTCATTTTTTTGTTGTAACTTCGCTTAAGCTATAGCGCTACTAAGCACCGCAGCGCAGCTCTCGCAGCGCAGCTTCATAACCAAACGGGGCGGCGCTTCAAGCACAGCCCCGCCCACAAGCGCTCCAACGAAACTCAAGAGCTACCACCGCTCAGCTACCTAGAATACAGGCGCAGTGCGCTCTAGAAAGTTTGCTGTTTTTTAGTTCAGCTTCATTATTCAACAGCAATTTTGTCAACCAATAGCTTTACCTTTTGTATCCAATAGTCAAGCTATAAGCCGACAAAAGATCTATGGAGCCATACGCCAAGAGATATCAGTGTCTAGACTTATAACGCCAACGTATAAGCCACAAGAGTTATAAGTACATATGGTTAGAAAATAGTATCTAGGGGTAGAAATAAGTATCTAGGGGATTATATACATAATCTACCGCGCGCGCGAGCACTAGCAAACCGATTCCGCAACCTATGCCCCCTTGTTTGTTTTCTTTTGCTTCGTAGGTTTTAGCGTTTTTAGTCAACTAAGGCACCCCCTCAGCAAACTAATGCACCCCCCTACCTTCTGAGGACTTCTGAGGTTTGCCGTTTGTGGTTTGTTAGCAAAGGTTGATTTTTAGGGGGGGCTAAAAGGGGGGCATC